CGGATCGGTTGGGGGCCCATCATGCCCGCTGCTGAACGTATGCCCCATCGGAACCCATCCCTCAGCCATATTCGCGGTATGCTCGGGTCGAACCTTCTCATCCTGTGAAGTCATCCACTTCTCTTCCATCTGGATGCCTTCATCCTTCAGGTTCTCTGCGAATAGACGATTACCCTCTTCATAACTTTGCCCGGATTCAAATACCGCGATCCGCTGCGCTCTGGCTAAGCTGATCGGGCCATCATAGAGTTTCTGAATCTCTCTTGCAGTCCGGGAATATGACCAGCCTTCATCCAGGGCTGTTCCAATTACCCGCTTAAGGCTGTCTCCCGTTGTGCGCTGGATACCCTTGATATAATCCACAGAACCGCCAGTCTGCTGGAACCACCCGACTGCCCGGGGATTTGCCAAGTTGAATGATTTGCCCTTATCAAAAAGCCCGATCTGTTTCTGGAGCTGTGCCGCACCGGCTGACACTCCATCAACTTCGGTGCTGAATATCGCCTGCTGAAGTCCTGATAAACTGTCAGATGCTATATCGTCCCAGATGCGATCCCAATGCGCTAACGTCAGCTGGATTGTGCCTTCTGTCAGCATCCGCCTGTACGATTCTTCAAATAGGTATTTTTGTTGTGCGAGTGCGTCCAAGACCTGCCGTTTCTGTGATCGGAAAAATGCGGATATTTTAGGCCGGTGCTTTGCGGCGATCCTATCCTTCTGCCGTTGTTTAAGCGTGCCGATTGCGGCGAACTGGAGCCGGGCGGCTGCTTCGGTGAGGGGCATCATCCCTTCTTTGCCGCTTCTGCCAGTCCCGCCGCCGCCTGTGCCAGTTGCGCCAGACTATCGTCCGTCACCGGCTCTTCCGGGGATACCGCACCGGACGATACCAGCGCAGTCGCCATCTCATCGAGTTCGTCTTCGGGCGGTAGCTTCCATTCCAGGGCCTCGTGTGCTGCCTTGATGTAATCCTTCGGTCTGACCGCGCCGGTCCATGCTCCGGACCCTGTGCGAGCGAAAGCGTTCACGTTCATCACATACTGCTGCATATTGTCCCTAATTGGCGGGAATGAGACTTCGAATTCATCAGTCTCAAGGATGTATCGGAATATGTCAGTCAGTGCGTCTTTCCATGCAGTCTGCCGTTCCTCAATCTGTGTGATGAATACCGGGCCGATCTCCTTTGCGGTTGCGAGGTTGCCTGTGCTTGGGTCCATCGTCAAAAATGTTTCCGGTACACCTGTTGCAGCCGATACCATCAGGAGATACGTGCGGGCATCCTCAACCCCGATAACCTTGCTCTTCCCTGCATCGATGACCCGTAGATCGTTGCCTTCCTGCGCTACGACCATTGAGCCCGCCGGGTTGCTCTGCAGCACGGTTCCCATGTTATTTGTATCGCCTTTGAACTGCGTGGCGATCTTAGCCGATTGCGCTGCCGTGCCCTTCGTGGTCATCATGTGCGAGTATTTTCGCAGGGCGGATAGGATTGCCGCGAAATCTTCGAGGATCTTCTCATGGGGTTTCGCCCATCTGCACGCACTGACAAACTCGTTGAGCGCGAACTTTGCTTTGAGCGGTTTGCGGGCGGAAACATGGTATACTACGATGGAGCGGTCTATATCTAATTCCGTTCCCTTGAACTTCAACCGGGTTTTTCCAGTCGGGATATCGTCAGCGGTGGCGAACATTGACGGATACGCCATGATATGCTGTTTGGCATTATCATCCATCCATTGCCGGACGTAGAACAGCGGGCGGGCGGCGTCTTCCTTATCAGTTACGATATCTGATATCTCACTGTTGCTCCATGCCCGGATAGAGACAGGCTCCTTGTCCTTCCATACGGCGACGAACACGTTCCCCGTCTTGAGCAGTTCCAGCTCAATTTCAGTGATGGCTTTGTGCGTGAAGAAAGCGTTCCGGTTGATTGCGTCCTCCTCGATAGCCTTGATCTGGTTACCAATCTCGCTCTCGGTATCCTGCGGAGTGATGGAGTAGTTCATTGCAAATGTGAACTGCGTTTTTACATTCGCTGCCCGGTTGATTAGCGGGTTGAACGTATACATGAATGCGGTGATATCAGCGTACATGTCGATGGTTGTCTTCTGCATGTACCGGAACTGATCGGAGTTCGCGCCGCTGACCCGCATCCAGAGATAATCACGGTCTACCCGGTTCGCCCAATCAAGATCCGCCCATGCTTCGGTCATCTTATCCGCACCATTACCCCGCTCTTCCAGCTCCAGGGAGAGGTTGTTTGTCCGGACTACGAGGTCTTCATACATTTTGAGGAGCTGGCTCTGGTCGGGTACTGCGGTTTCTTGCACCGGGTGTTTGCGGCTCATTTTGTGGCTCCGTTGTTTTTCATAATCTGCATAGCGAACAGTTCTGCTTTCGCTTCTGGTGATAGATGAGAGTTCACGCGATGCAATTCCTCTATTGCATCAACCCTCTTTTCAAGGTCTCGGATCGCTGCCTCCGCCCTTTCTGAAAATGTCGGGGCCGGTTTCGGGTTAATCGGTTCAACAAAGTATTTGCTCATTGCACCCACCGCCCGCCTTCAAACCGGCCCGGGTTGGTCTGCGCCTGCGGTTTCTGCATGACCGGCCGTGCTTCTGCCATTCTGCATCTGCCGGTTTGATCGATGGCAATCAGTTTCAGAGCGCAGGTGCGTTCCGGGTTGGCTTCGATGTTGAACCGGCACATTATAGCGGAGCACCCGATTATTGTTTCTCGGAAATCTCCGGACATCGCTCACACTCTCGAATCGTTCAGGCATGTTCGACAATCACACGTATCCTGCTTTGCCATGAGCCATGTATACTTTGATTTGGTCATCACTAGGTGCACTTCCGTTTCAGTGCTCAATTTTGCCGGTAGATTGTCAATCAATCGGCATACTACCGCATCGAAGTCGTCAATCTTCATGATGCCTTTCAGGAGTTCAAGCCTGCTTTTCGTCGTGGTTTTGAGTTTGATTGTGGTTGCCGGGTTCTGATCCGGCTGGGATTCTGATCGCGGTTCCTGTTCCCTGTTTTGTTGATTGTTTTTACTCATGGTAAAATCTCCTCAAATCGCGTTCCGTTTGACAACAATGAATGATGATTTTGCCCGGATTGTTCAAATTTCTGTGTCATCGTTAATCACATACACCCATTGCTGTTCTTCTGGCTCTTCAACTGGGTGGATCCCATCAACATACGCGACTAAATATCTCATCGGATCCATCCCGTGATCGTTCTCCTTCAAGGGTGCCTCTTTGTTCAGTTTGCCGTCCTTTGTCGGAATCCAGATATAAGATTCGACCTCCTGTTCTGTGCATACGGGCTTTTTGTCGTTCAGGAGAATGGGATCGGCTTCGACAAGTGCGCCCGTCATAATGAATAGTCGCGGTTTCCCATCACCGGCTTTACGGAGGCGCGTTTGCACTGCCTGGATACCGAGCGATACTGCTTTCATTGCGGCGATTGTAGGAATCCCGTACCGCTCAAGGGTTGCCCGGTCTTCAGCATCATGATCAGCGATGGTTGCGGCGATGCGTTCACCCTGTGAGAGTTGGTTTATCTGCCGGGCGAAATCCTCAACCAGCCGATGTGTCATGTAGATTTCCCGGTATAGGTAGAGCCTGCCATCATTGTCAAGCGCCCACCACTGGCATACAAACGGGTTGGTATATCCGAAATCAATAGCCCTGAATCGTACCCAATCAGTAGGAATGGGGAATGCATTAATGATATGGACTTCTCTATCGAAATCCTCATAGATTACCCCCTCAGCTGCCGCCCATTTACCGAGCCGTAACCGGAGATACCGAACACCCGTGAGGTTATCCAGCACGGTTAAAGACCGTTTACCCTGTTCGGTGAGTTGATGCGTGACCGGATCATAAAGTGTGGGATTATCCTCATGCCGGGATTCAATGAACTTTAACCGGCCTTTTTCAGCCCGCGCCCGTATCCAGTGCATCGGTGCGCCTGGATTGCAGTCTGCCATGACTTGTGCGTATGGCATGTTTCCCGCCCGCCCGGTGGTTCTGGTGGTGATGATTTCCCAGTCGTTTAAGGTCAGTTCCTCAGCCTGATTGACGTAAACGACATCCCATTCAGAAGAGAGAACTTTATCCGGGACATCCATCCCGCCTAAATAGATATGGCTGCCGTTCGGGTAGTGGTAGCCTTCGACATGCTCACCGCCTAATTTAATTACCGGGCTTTTCCGCTGGTCGAATTTGCCTTCTTTTGTATCCCATGCCCCAAGCACCTTTCTTTCAAAGGTAAGCAGTACCGATGTTTTCAGGCTCTTGTAGGTCTTCCGAACAATGATTGCCTGTGCGCCCGGGTATTTCCACATCAGCGCATCCAGCTTCTCTAATGCGGTGCGGGTTTTCCCAGTCTCTGCCGGACCGCTGATAATGACTTCCGGCTCCTTATTCTTCCAGAGGGAGAGGCCGCCCCCGTACGCTTGGAACCCCTGCGTTGCTCCGGCTGGGAGTTCCAGGATAACATAGGGGGATTGCGCGGCTTCACTCATAGAGCGTCCATGCTCCCGGCTCGGAGGATCTTCACGGTGAGAGGTTTGCCATCCTTGCCGGTGATCTCCTGCTCTGTCTTATCCCGCTGTCCGAGATGTTGCTTACCTAACCAGATCAGCATCGTGGCATTCCCCGCTTCTGCACCTTTGTACTGCATACG